TGGCTCCCGTGAATCTCCTGATCCGTACACTTCCAAGTCCTGATACGAAAACAACACCGCCTGCATGATTACTGCTGCTTTAATGTCTTCGGGAATGGTTGTGTATCCTGCGGTATACGCTACTTCAAGTTGATATCCTTTAATAGCATCGATTGCTGTAAGGTATCCCGCATCAGACTCAACTTCAAGACGCGTTGGATCAATGACGGTCCACGCATCTAGGATCGACCATCGGCGTTTAAACGATGTTATCGTCACGATAGGTCGATTTCGTACCCACACGGTTTGTCCTTGCGCTCGAAAGCGTTCAGTATAGGGCGACACAAAGATGCGCCGCCCTATCCGTGCTTGAATGGCAGCCTCAGCCTTAACGAGAACGTCTTCGGGCTGTAGATCGGGATTACTCTCAATCATTTGAGCGTATTGGGATGATGTTAGCTCTTCAACTGTTACTAGCTGAGGGTCTGCCATAGTAGGTTACTCCGTTGGCGGTTCCTTCATTTCGTCAGCAACTTCGCCCATTACTTCCTCGCGTGCCTCAGCATCTGCCTCAGTCAACGGCTTCTTCTTGCTCTTCCGAGCAACCTTCTCACGCACTTCGTTTAGTTGTGTCTGATCAGGTGATGGGTTCTGTGCTGCCGCCTGTGCAAGTCCCGTGTTTCGACGAAGCTCTTCAGGCGATCCTGCTGATTCAAGAATTTCAACCGCAGGGTGATCACGATCCTTCAATGCTTCCGCATCCAAGGCGTGATCTTCATACTTCTCTACTGTTTCAACAATCTTGTCCTTTATTTCGAGTTCCTTGCGCGTTGCAGACTCAGAAACATCAGGAACCGTACTCTTCGCCTTTGCTGCCTCAATCGCCTCACGACGTGAGTTAGGATCGGCGGCATTAACTGCTTTTACGGTTTCTTCCATTACGTCATCAACCGTCTTGGCATCCTCATTTCTCTTGATCCGCACCTTTGCGTATTCGATAGACTTCTTCTCGTGCTCCATTGCACGCTCGTAGTTTGCCTGTTGAACAGCAAGGGATGGCTCATAGCCCTCAGCCATAAGCTCCTTAACCCGCACTTCTTCTTCGTTTCGTTGCCGAACGAATTCTGCAGAGTGCGCGTGGTGGGCTGCTGCCTTCTCTTCGTTTGTTTCAGTAATAAAGTTGGGGTCCTCAGCCTTCTCGTGGTATGACTGCAAGTGGGCAGCAAACGTCGTTCCGTTAGGACCAACGTAAATGTCTTCCATGCTTGCTTCATCCATGATTTCCTGCGCAACTACGACAGGAACAATTTCGGCCTTGTTGGCTCCAACTGACTGAAATGGCTGACCCGTTCTCTTTGCTTCCTCGACCGCTGCAAGGCGCTCGTCACTGTTCTCAATCAATACGGTTTCTGTAAATGCTCGATTATTTCGAATAACACCCATGATCTAACTCCTTGACCGTTTTTTGGTCGTTTTGGCTTTTTTCTCCGCCTTGGGTTCTTGACCTGAGTTCTGAGGCTGCTCGGTAGGAACGTCCTCAACAGCGGATAATGGTTCGGCCTCAGCCTCTTCAAATGAAAACCCACGAGCCGCTGTCAATTCGTCAATCCAATTTGGCTTGTACGTTTCGATGCGACCATTAACTACTTTACACGAACCATCGTAAAAGTGTTCCGTCCACGATGCCTGTGTAGCGAGTCGTGTGTAAATAAGAGGGCGGAGATTGCTCCCCGCCCCGTGGTTAGGCAATTGCGCTTGAGACATTGACCATCTTCGCTCCGTACCGAGCCGCACCCTGCACGACAAGCGTGAGGTACATCTTAAGAATCCAATCCAACGAGTCGCGAGTATGAGCAAGCTCTTCGTATGTCATCGGCTTAAGAATTGGCATAAGTACCATATTCATATCAACGGCTAGGATTGTGTCTGCAAGGATTGTAGCATTGTCAAACAGTTCAATGATCGGAACATTGCCATAGGCAGGAGTGGTGAAACCACCGTCGATGCCGTCAGGGCTGATGTAGCGAACTTGGTTCTGTAGCAAGGACCACAGCTTCCGTCGCATTGGTCGTCCCATAATAATGTGGGTAGGATCGCCTCCTGGCGCTGCAGCAAGCAATTCTTCCATAGCAACAAGGGTAAGTGGGCCATCAGTACCTGCGTTGTCAAGGTCAACTTCAGTGGTAATCCACTTTGCAAGACCGTCGAATTCGTTCGGGTTAACGGTACTGTCACCACTGATGATCTTCTGCTCTAGAGTTCGGATCATACCAAGTGCTGAGTTGTTGATTTCGCGGTCAAGAACGTCAATGAACGTCCGTGCAGATTCGATCAACTGACCTGAAACTTCACCACGGATGTAGATGCTCTTGATCGGCACAGCGCGATCTACGTAGGTCGCGTTCTGCGCTGCGGGCAACGGCCCAAGCTCAGCACCGAACGATGCTACAGGCAGACCGTTCTGCTCACGATAGGCGAAGGCATTACCTTCGGCCTGTGCTTTGGGAATGATGTTCCACAATGGAGAACGAGTCTCCACGAACATCCGAATTCCCTCCGAGATTACCTCGGGAACAAGGACGGCACCCGTCGTACCAACTGTGGTATCGAGTGCCTTTCGGATATCAATTTGAGAAAACATAGTGTATGCTCCTGTTTATTCTTGTGCGTTTCGATTTAGAGACGCTTCGACACTTGCCCGAATCGGGCTAATTTTTCCGCCATTAGCGGAGAGGCGCTTACGGAAGTCTTCAACCGTTGTGCTAACAGGTGTTCGAGCCGCTTCGACTGAAATCGACTTGTCGATTGGAGTCTTGGCAACCTCTTCAACTGTGCTCTTAACGAGTGAGATTTCCTGCACCATTGGATCAAGGTACTCCGTCTTAAATGCGATCAACGCATTCGTAACGGCCTCGGCCACAAAGTCTTGCGTACCCTTAGTCAGAACGTCAGGAGTAACCACTTCAGCAGGGGTTTCCGTCTTCTGTACAGGCTGAACTTGACTTGTAACGTTCTGCTGTGCTGCCAACAGTTGTGCTACAGAGTCCTGCAACGCTCGAACCTGATTTTGGAGTTCTTTAAGAGCACCACTCTCTGATGAGGCATCCGCACTTGGGTTTGCCTCGGCTGCAGCCGCTCGCGCAGCGTCTGCTGCGGCTTCGCGTGCTGCTTCTTCATCTGCAACGGGGTCTACAGCATTGCCATCTGCAACAACACCAACAGGCGCTGCATTCTCGGCAGGGGCTGTGGCTGCTGCTGCTGCGGCATCAACGACTGCAGCGTTATCCGTGTTAACATTATCGTTTGGCTGTGGATTTTCTTCGGCAACACGAGCCGTAGCAACATCCACTGCCTCATTCTTCTCCAACGTCTCAGCGGTAGCTTCGACAGGAGGAAGCTTAGCAAGATATTCGGCTTTCGCTTGAGCCGCTGCTTCGAGTAAATTCATTGAATTCTCCCCTTGGTAATATGTGGGTACTTCATCCCACCGTGTACTTTTGGTTAGCACGTCAACAAATGACGGCGCAAAGGCAGGTGAACCTACCACACTAATTTCATCGAGAAGAACGTCCTCGATTACACGAACAGTCTTTTTGAGAGCACTGTCGTACTCATTACGAGCCTTTGTAATAAAACCGCCGACAGAAAACCCTAATTTCAGTGGTTTTCCTGGCCTGCTGCCTACCCGCAATTTATGAAATAAATCACGCGCAACGCTTGATGTTTCGTCAAGCTCGGCTTCAATCCACAGATTGTTGTTTTCGTCAACACTCGCCTTCGTTACCCAACCAAGTACGTCCGACCACTCTTTACGGTGGCCTGTACGAAGTGGGATAAGCGAGTGAACACCATCGTTATCTACGATGCCGTATTCGACTGCCTTTTGAAAGGCGTTGATTGCGGCGGCTGTCATGCGATCAGCTTCCAAGTCCGTGCTCGTCCCTGATGCTACCCCCGCAACTACCATCTTCGTTTCACCGTTTTCCGTAACGGAATATGATTTTTGAATTGGCAAGGCAAGATGGAATTGTCCATAAACCTCACCGTGATAGTTATCCATCACTGTCATTAGTTTCTCCTAGATGATAATATGGAGCGAGTGCGGTAACAGCACGTCCGAGATATCCTTGAAATAAAATTGGATCATTGCTTGATAGCGTTTTATAAAGTAAGTCATGTGCTTCGACTATGGCTGCATCGCCCAAGTGGAGTGCATCAGTAAGATGCGCGTATGCCATTGCAACGTGTGCTTTTGAACTTGGGTTTTGGAGCACTTCTACTGCCTTTTGAAGATTTCCTACCGCGTCCGCTGTTCCCTTCTTCACCGATGATATCTGTGAATTTGGTGACGGTTTTGGTTGTGGTTCTCCTGAAGGTGGATCATCTGCCGTTGGCGGAATTTTATCCACGTTCTGTGACGGAAGTTGAAAGTAAAGGTCCATGCGGTCAAGTGGCACTGCGCCTGTCGGAGTCATGAGGAAGTTTGTATCTCCACCTTCAACAGGAGCCATACCCAATTTAGCGCGAACTTCATTTGGTGAAAGAACACCCCATGCCTCGGCTCGTGTAAAGAGTTCCATTTGCTCAATCTGATCGCGCATGTCGCTTTCAGAGTGGGTAAATATCATATCTCGTGCGCCAAGAATTGGGCGGACAAATTGTCCATTAATCGCCGCTTCTACGATCCGTTGTAGCGGTGCCACACTTTCACTGCGGAAACTTTTGTCTTGTTCTTTAGAGTTCGAGCGGTTTGCGCTATCCATTCGGCCAAGTTTTGCAGGTGGAACGTCAAGAACTGCAAGAATTTCTTGAATGATGAATGTTCGTCCATCTAAGAATCCCATCTCTGTGTGCGTTGCAACAGACTTACTAATCGAGATACTTTCACCTTCGAGAATAATTGGTCGATGGGCCGCTTCAGGACCCATGTAGTTTTCTTCAAGCCAACGGCGATTGCGCTCAACTTCCGCAGGGTCTGCGTTGCGAACGCCGATGATTGTTCCTGTAACACCACTGTTCGCAAAGAAACTTGCGTTATATCGCTGTGCATACAGGTCAGCACCAATTGCCCACTTGAGCGATTCGAGTGGGGAAAGGCCATAAATATCATCGTTTGGGTTATCGATCTTGATGTGTATGATTTCCTGCGGCTCGAAGAAAACGGGTTCGTTATTGTCCCCAATTTCATCGAGATTCTGCTGAACATACCCAAGAACTCGGCCCTGTGCGTTGATTTGAATGTGAACTGTCTTCGGATGTAGTGCCTTTAAATAGGCAGGGCGTCGTCTGCGATCAGGTACAATATAGATAAACGCATCTCCACAAATAAGCAATTGCTTATAGGCGCGTCTCATTTCTCCTGAAAAATCAGGCTGACTATCAAAAAACTCTTTTAACAGCGCAACCTCTTGTTCATTTGGTTCTGATCGGCTATCTCGTGGAATTAAATCGTATCCAACGTTCGTTGCAGATTTTGCAATTTTGTCAATTGCGGCTCGCACGTACGCGTGATTTTCGTACATCAGGAAATACTCTTCATACTGCTGTGCCTTGACAACAGCACCATCCAAGTTCCACGGATGTACCCGATTACCCTTCCATGGGGAGAGGCCGACAATTCGTGCCCTACCCTCTGCCTCGACAGGAACCGCCTTTTGAAGTGGAGCACCATTCGGATGAACAAGTGCAGTAGTCATTAAATTGGCCTCCTGTATGAGGCAGAACCGCCTAACATAGTCATACTAAAACGGGCGTATGAACCCGATTTCACCGCAAGACATAACGCCCAAAACATGTCGTCGTGGGGTTTTCCATGGTATGTCGAACGGCCTGATTCAGTTATTTTTCGTTCAAGTCCTCGGAACTGCGCTTGAAGCGCCGTGTCTTCGGCTTGAATCCACAGCTTGCCCTCTTCCATTAGCTTCTTGATATTCATCACCATCTGTTCCTTATTGATGTAATCAAACGTGATTGCCTCAAGTGGAAGGTCAGGTGCTCGTTCAGTCAGCATGGGGACAATACCGCGACCCAAACCTGTACCGTCAACCAACACCTTGTTTGGTCGAAACGCTTTACAGATTTTGATAATGCGATTGACTTGTGATGGGAAATCAGGATATTGCTTTTGGGTGAAATTCTCTTTGAAGCACTGCTTGAACACACCGTTCTGTCGTACTACAACTTGAACACTCGTCTTATCTGAATCCTCTGTCGATTCACCAAAGTCAATGCCGATGAATATTTCATCATCGTTGCCATCAGGTCGCTTTACCCATAATTCAATTGCTTCTTCTTCTTCCTCGTCTGCTTTTGCAACCGTTCCGCGAGTGGCCTTTTGAACCAATGTGTGCGGAAACAACGCGTTTGTTTCATCAACAAACGAGCCACAAAACTCCTGTAGAAACATGTTCCACGGATAGAGGTTATAGAAAAACTTGAGTCGAGACGTTCCGTACTCGGCTACAAGGTCTTCCATATAGTCTGTATTTTCTTTCAAATCGTTATACCATACATCCTGAACTTTGTCGTAGTCTGTTACGAATCGTCGAACGTCCAACCAAATGAATTGGTGTCGGCTAAAGTCATCGTATGCCGATACGCCTGTTCGCGGATCAGGCTTGTTAAACCATATCTCTGAAAAGATATCGGTGTCTCCTGCGGGAGTGGATACAATATCAAGTGTGTGCCCACCGTTAATGATCGCGGGAGCGGCGGCGAATAGGAGTTCGCGTGCCTTCTCAATGTGTGCAAACTCGTCAAATATCATGTCTTTACGACCACCACGAACACCCGACGATGCGGCGAGACTTTGAATCACGCTCTGCTTGGCTCCTTTATGGAACCCAATCGATGTTTGGTTGTCAGTGGTCAGTGGAATTCGATATCGTGCAGGCAGGGTGTCATGTATTTTTCGTATATAGCGAATCTTGTCTACCGCCTCTTTGAGATTAATCGAGACAATATCGCATCGGTAGTTCGGGATTCTGTACGCCCGATAAAAGGCGTTCAGGGCAAGCATAAGGCTACCACCCGCCTGACGACATTTGGATGTAATCCTAAACGTGTTATTGTCTAAAAGATATCGAATCTGATAATCTTCCAACACCAATGGCGAGCCATCAAGTTCTGCATAGAGTTCGAAAAACCATGTTGGATACTTGAAGGCAAGTTCCTCGCAGATTTCAACGACTTTATTCTTGGGTAATCCTTCCAAAAATAGCCTCGACTGAATCCATCTCGGACTCGCGTGTTGGGTCAACCAATTTGCCATTATTCTTAGCCTTTGCTTTAGCAGCCTCCCGACGTTGTTGCATATCATCTACATCTTTTAAGAGCATTCGATATTGTGCCATCATTTGCACTGAATCCTGCGTAAGCGTCTTCTGTTCGATGGCATCATTAACTGTTGCGGTCGCAAGGAGCGTCATAAGTAACGTGAAGAACTCGCCAAGCTTCAATGGATCGACCTCAGCCTTTCCTGCGAATACCTTTTCGTAGTATTCTCGCTTGTCAGGTGTCATCATGTCCTTAACCCGATCAAACATTGCCTCGTATTTCTTTAAAATCGTTGGCTTATTTGGGGAGCCAGGAGGTCGTCCTGCGCCCCTTCTCTGTTCTGTCATTGGAATTTCCTTTGAGGGCCACGTCTAATCTTCTCAAATCGAGCAATGCCTTCAATTTCTTCCCACTCTTCATCATCTAGATCGAAGACATTAGAATCTAAAATATCATCGAGTTGACGCTGTGTAGCGCGGCGAAGATGGTGTGCTTCCGATTCGGGCTGTCTAATCTTTTCATCGTACTGTACTTTTCGTGACTTAGACATTACCGCTTTGCTCTAACTTTAAATCGTCGCTCTTCAGTCAGAATTGCGCCGTCATCAAAGATTCCCGTAATATACAAGGTATAATCTCCTGCGTCTTGTGTGAATATCGGCGGAACAGTGTAGTTGATCAAGCCGCCTCGATCATTTACGCCTGTTCCTACTTGTGGGACAATTTCAGGTGTTACCGTAGTAACGCCTGCTCCCCCAATTTCAATGATTGTACCGTCACGTCGTATAAGTTGCACCCGACCGTCAATTGGAGTGTCAGGGAGGCCGTATGAGCCTCCCATGCCACCATCGGGATCGGGGCGACGACATTCATAACTAACGGGAAAGGAATCACCGACATATATAGTTGTGCGATCAACAGGCATGGTATATATCCTTTATTCCGTTTCGTCAATTTCTACATAGTACGGAGCAACTTCGCGTCGTCTGTACCAATGCATCGCGTCGAGCGGTTGAATGCTGCGAAGCACTTCACGCCGAACGAGATATCGTTTATCTGCTTGAAGCGTTGAGTACTTAATAACTGTTACAACAAAGTTCGATGCTGCAGATAGGCTTGCCGAGCGAACGCGAAGTCGCCCTGCTGTCGCTCCCATGTCTGCTGTCGCCACAAGAATTGCGGCAACGCGCTCGTATAGTGTCCCAACAGCCGTTATGTCGCTGTTCGCTTGTAGTGTTGCGGATCGCTGTCGTAATCTCAATGCCTCAGCGTCGGCAAGCGTCGAAACGCTCAACTCGACCACATCAGCCAATGATATAATGCTGTACGCCGCAGCCGATAAGTCTCCAATCGCCGACATACTTGCTTGTAGTGAACGAATCCGCCATGTAGCTACTGTAATATTGCTGATTCCACCAACAGCCACAGGACCCGAAGTCTTGACTCCAAAGGTAACACCTGTGCCCGTTGCTGCCACGTTTGACACTGCGCTTAGCGTTGCAACAAGATATCGAATTCGTGTCACCGTGATCGATACCGATCCCGTTGCCGACGCGAGTACTTGTCCTGCGCGAAGTGCTTGTGCCTCTACTGCATTTGTTGATATCGCAACAAGGGATGCAGAGCCGTGAACAATTCTATTGTGTTCGACCGAAACATTGGATGTAGCAGAAATATCACTGCTTCGTGCAGCAATTCTGTGGACATCTGCTGTTGCATTCGTATTTGCGGTTGGAGAAGCGACTCCATGTTGAATGTGTCGTCCCACTGCACTAACGATTGTAACCGCTTCAAGATTTGTTTCGGGTAGAAGTTTAACGCCAAAGGTGATGCGCTGAGCCTCAGCCTCGACATTTGAAACACCCTCAGCGACTGAAGCCGCATGTTGGATTCTTCGTCCGAGAGCAACCATAGTTGCCGTAGCTGAACCCGCCGCATCCGCACGAACGATTTGTCGTCCAACGACTGTAGCAGTAGAGTCTGCGCTAAGAGTCGATCCTCGATGAACAATTCTCAAAGCAGATGCGGTTGCGGAGGCGATTGCCGTTAATGCCGTTTCCGCGCCTGTGAGTTTTATTGCCTCGGCTGTGACCGACGCTGTTGCAGAAATGTCTGCCGCTGCGTGCTGAAGACGTGCCGCCTGTGCTACAACCTCTGACGTTACGGATAGTGTGCTAGAATTTTGTGTAATTTTAACGGCAAGTGCAGTCGCTGTACCTGTAGCCGACAGTGTGGCTCCTTGTGTTCCAACTTTCTGCCCCGCAGCCGTAGCCGTGGTATTTGCCGATGCTGTTGCTTGCGCAATAAGTATCTGTCGTGCGAGCGCAGCAACTAAGCCTTCTGCACTAAGCGCACTCGTTCGAATCTGAATTCTAAGTGCTTCTGCTTGTGCATCTGAATCACCCGTAAGGACTGATCCACGGCTCTTAATCGTCGTGGCAGTGGCCGTCATTGTGCTTGTCGCTACAAGGACTGACTTACCCTCTTCAATTTCTTGTGCCTGTGCTGCTACGATACCTTCAGCACTGAGTATAGCTGCTCGTGATCGAATTTGCCGCGTTTGAACTGCGACAACACCTTCGGCTGACAGATCAGCCGCACCTTGTCCGATTGTCGCTCCAACAAGCTCACCTGAAGCTGTAACTACACCCTCAGCACTAAGTGCTTCAATAATAGTAAATGCTGTCGGAATGCTTGCTTGAACAAAGGAAATACGAACACGTGACTGTGTGTGCCGCGTTCCAATTGCACTTACTACGCCTTCGGCATCCGCCGCTGAACTGAAGTGTTTAATCGTGTGTGCTGTCGCTGTCATTGTGCCTTCGGCAGTAAGCAGCGACTGACCTTGCTCGATTTCTCGGGCAGCAGCCGTCATATTTGATTCGGCGCTTAATGTAGCCGTACGGAGTTGTAGCTTTTGGGCTACCGACGTTGCCACACCCTCTGCACTTAATGCAGATGTTCGTAATTGAAGTTTTAGTGCTACAGCCGCTGTAGAAGCAATTCCACTCAGGGCAACTGCACCTGATGTTTTAACTGCCGCACCTGCATCGGGAATCTCAACGTTTACCCACGATACAACGATCATGGCAACTTGAACTGCCTGCGCAGTTGCCGCTACAACACCCTCTGCTGAAAGCGCCACCGCGCCTGATCGTTCAATTTCACGAGCGGCGGCTGTGGCATTGCTGTTACCGCTTAGGGCAACTGCACCACTCGTATGATATGGGTTAGGATTAACGGCAAGAATATGCGAAGCACCAACTGCCGCAGTACCCCACTGAACCTGACCACTCGCATTTCCTGTAGCACCTGCGGTCTTCGACTGACCTTCTGAAGTCGTTCGAGTACCTGCGCTACCGCCTGAAGAAGCTTGGTCATATCCTTCGACCCATCCGCCTGCCGTATTCGGAGTACCTGAAGTACCTGTAGCAGTTGCAAATGAGGCAGAAAGGAGCGCATTGGCTTTAGTAACATTGACACTAACAGTCGTATGCGTGGTATTACTAGTGTTCGTACCACCATTCTCAATGAGAATAGGTGTCGTTGGGTGAGCATTCGAAATCTCTCGAATACCACCGCTTGCTTTAACGCTTGTATTAAAGTTAAATCTATAGGTATTAGCAGCACCACTTTGATTAAAACGACGATAGATCGCCAAACCAATTGTTGTGCCGTTATCAATACGACGAATCAAATCCCACGCATCAACGGGTGTGACGGTTGTGCCTGTGCCACCACGAAACGCAACCGCCACGATCATCAAGTTTCCTTGAGTAGGCGCTGTATCGAACGTAAACTCGATAAACGTACCACCTGTGCCGTTGTTATTTTGCGCGGTCTGAATTATTGCAGGTGTATGTGCCATCGCCTAACCCCTTATTTTTGTTTAGACGATTAGGCAAGTCCTAGATCACGATACGTAATCTGACCGAAATATACATCCCCGAGGTTATCCGTTGTTGCTCCTGCAGTTGAGAAGCCAATCGACACCTGACCACCACGATATGAACCACTTGTAAAATTACCCGTGTTCGAGATTAAAAAGGTACGCCCAACGATAAATGGCGCAATCGCTCCCGAAAACGAAAAATCATTTTGGAATGTAATTCGGAACGGAACGTCACCTGTAACCTTAATAGCCTGATAGAGAATTTGCGTATTCGTTCCTGACCACGAAGCGATTTCCCCCTTTAACAAAACCTTGTATAGGTGCCCATCAACAAGCGAAATTGCGTCAGAACCACCCGAACTTGACAGAAGTGTATTTCCTGCCGTGTCGTCCGTTTTATTCAATCGCAGAGCTTTTCCTGAGAAATTCGTTCGTGCTGCGAGTGTAGGAGTCGCACCGTTAGCGGTCAAAATCCAAAATGTAGCTGTTTCCGATCCACTCGTTCGCCCACCGTTAGGAATGTTATCGCTGTTGGTATCGCGCTCAAATGCTCCATTATGAAGCATAAGATCAGATGCGGCATCGGTATCGGCGTCCACAATGTTTGGATGCGTTGGTAAAAGCAAGGGATCGATAGCGTCTCGCAACGCCTGACCCATCAGTTTTGCTCCGAGAACAGACGGATGCGTTCCGTCGCCCGTGTGCATGTTGGTTCCCCACGTAGCACCTGTTCCTGACCAACATGGTGTAAACAAGTCAACTACCACAAGGCCCTTTGCATGTCCACGCTCCCGAATACCTTGATTAATGGCTAAGATGGCGTTTTGCGCCGTACCATTATTTGGTGGAAGCATACACGCAATAGGAAGAATATCATTGGCTATGAGTGTGTCCCATATGCTCTCAATGGCATCGAGTGTGCTTGCGAGTTGGGTTGGATTGACAACGTTACTTGGTGCAACTGCACCAATGTCATTGCTTCCTGCCAATACCACCGCAAACGACGGCTTCGGATTGTCATTTAATGGTGAGTCAGTACCATCGATGTGCGTCGTCTTAATGGTCGAAGCCTGTGCGCCACCTGTCGCATGGGTTCCCACAAATTCGAATCGTCCGTCTCCCATTTGCGCACCCGTACGTGGCAAGATCATTGCCCATGTCAGGTATCCACCAACGCTACCACTTGGATTGAGAATCCGTGGTTGAAATCCACTATTATACGTAATTCCCTGCG